ATTCTTCCGCATCTCTACAAGTATAAAACTATCGAAGAGATGACGAAGTTTCTGAACGTTTATCCATATCCATTCTACACGTCAGTAGGCTATCAGTTTCCTTCCTTTCCAAAGCCAAAGCCCGGTTACAAGAGAGGTGGAGACTATTACCTTTCTGAGTATGCGCCTCGTCTTTGCCGAGAAATGGCAGAGTGGCTCGAAGGCAATAATCAAAAGAAGGATCTCCGTGAAATCGGAGAATGGATGTTTGATTGGAATACCAAGAATGGACTTCGTGTTTATCGATTCCAATATGCGGCATTCGTAGCAGACATTGCCGATTGGTTTCCGCAGTATGTCAATCTCGAAAGCCCATTCTACTACGGTACGAATGCTGTCGAGTGTATCTCATATCTGGCAAACAACACAAACAAAATGAAACAAGAACTCTTCCTCGATAAAGTGATGGAGAAGATCTATGCAGACACCGGTGCCTATCCTTACAACGCAGAAGATGTATGCTGCGACTTTATCCGATGGGTCGAGAACTATGTAAAACCGGGCGGAGCTTATAATCATCTCGATTTCGACTCATTGTGGTCGTCATGCAAAATTAAAGATCATCCGTATGGTCGACAGAAGGCAATGCTGGATCTCGGCTTAGTTCGCACCTTTAACGGAATGACAAACCATCCATCTGACGATACCATTATCAAGGCTGCTGGACTCACTGTTGAACAATATAAGGCTAAAGTCAATGAACTTGTTAACTGAATTGCTGGGTGAACATGAGTTTGATATTCAGTATCCCAATATTGCCGATGTCGAATATGACGACAAAGGTAAACCCAAACAATCGTGGATGAAGAACTGGACTCAGGAAGAACGGACTGAAAAGTTCTTCGAGTTCTGCAGAGAGTATGACTTACGACGTGACTCTCTTCTTCGTGACAACTATCAACAGTTTAGCCATCGCATGCATTGGCATGAATGTCCATTCGTTGATGAAATCAAGGAAGTCGACGATTTTAAGACTGTACTCGAAGCATGCCTTATCTTCTCTTTTAGCAATGAACACTGGAAAACTTTTAAGGCGTGGCAATCTGGTGGTCCAGAAGCTATGCGCACTCGATTTGTATCTGAACGCCATGCTCGCTCAGATCTTTTTCAAATCTATTATCCAAAAGATACGAGTGTAAAAGATTGGCTATGTGAAGTTCCTACGGCATTTGCAGAGAAGCATGCTGAAAGCTTGTTTGAGAAACGCAATCGTCCTTATACGATGATGGAGTTTGCCAAGAAGTTGAACACGATTTTCGTCGAGGAATTTGGCTTTCGTAATGCCATGTATCCCTGCAAGAATGCGGCTCGACATGTAGCAATGACTCATCCCGACTGGGTAGATCCTGACTCATTTCTCCACGGTGGTACAGGTTACTTCGATGGTCTGAGTCAGGTGTTCGATTGCCCGAACCTCATGAGCAAGAGCAAGTACGAGATCAACGAGTTCGGAGACTATGTTCCTCTAAACGATGCAGCAAAGATGCAAGTCGAGCATATGGATTATCTGAAGGCACATCCTTCCAATCCAATTCATACGCACAACTATCTGAACCTTGAAGACAAGCTGTGCATGCATTATAAGTATATGGCAGTCAAGTTTGGCGTGAAGTCACAGACGATGCAAATCCCATATGATTGGGTATATCCCATTGAATGGTCTCTTCGGACCAATAATTATGATAGGCTAACGAATGGCGCATAACAAACATGTTATCGACGGAGTCAACAAAGACGTAGGCTTGTACGGATGGGAACAAGCCAGAGAATATTACCTCAACCTTGCCGAGACATGGACTGATCCATATCCTGATCCAGTCATAACAGTACACGATGGCATTCGATGTGTACGAGATGATTTGATCACAGGAACGAAGGTTCGTGGTGGCGATTGTTTACTCTCAAGAATCAATCAGTCGACTATAGTGTATGTTCAGCCTCGTACTGGTCTCGCTGGCGTTTCTCTTCTCGATGTAGCAAAACGCCACAACAAGAAGGTGAAGCTGTTCATGCCTTCTTCACAAACAATCTCTCATCATCAGGCATGTTGTATTGAGCAAGGAGCAGATGCCTCGTTCCATCGTATCGCTGCGATGCCAAACCTAAACAAGATCGCCAAAGATTGGGCAGATTCTCAAGACGATGCCTTCTTCGTTCCGCTCGGTCTAAAACACGAACTCGTCACTGCTGGTATCGTGAAAGCTGCATCGAAGATCGAAGCACCTGACGAGGTGTACGTAGCCATCTCAACGGGTGTTCTGTCACGTGCAATGCAAATCGCATGGCCAAATGCCAAGTTCCATTCGGTTGCAGTGTCTCGTAACCTCAAAGCTGGCGAACTCGGTCGAGCTGAAGTCATCTCTGAGCCGATGCCATTTCAACAGAGCGAGAAGCCAGAAAACCTTCCACCATTCCCTTGCATCGATACTTACGACGGTAAGGTTTGGAAATACATTCCAAAAAATACTGGTAAGAACATCTTGTTCTGGAATGTCGGCAAAGAGCCAGTACTCAATGATCCTACAATATACGATCGCGTAAATAGTTACCGCGATTGGCCAAAAAATGATGTACAATATAGAACACTTGATATATAAGGGATAATATGAAAACTCTTATTACATCTCCATTCACACCCGTATCTTCTAACATCCATTCGCATCGAGCTGCACAAGCTGCCATCTATGCAGAACAAATTTCTGTAGAGAATGGTGGGTTGGTTCATCTCGATCGAACTGGTAATATTCATGATGATATCAATTCGTTTGATAGCATCTATGTGTATCATGGAAACGATTGGTTCGGTTCTTTGAACCTTTTCGGTGGTATGAAAAATTACGGGAACATCGACAACCTAATTCGATTCTCCAAAATTGAAAAAACCAAAAAAGTCTATTCCCTTTGGATCGATCATCCAAAGTACAGCGAGATGCTCGAGCCTCGCCTGAACGGTGAAATCCATCCTGACTGGCATAAGGTCGACTGGGAAAACCTGAAGTATATCGAAAACAATGCCATCACAATTCGAGAGATCGAGATCGTAAATCGTGCAGTGGCTGGTGACAGTCATGCCATCTGTATGTATCGTCCCGGTTGGTTCGTCAACTCGGTTCCTTTCAAGACTCTGCACGGTGCACTCAAAGAAGGTCTACAAACTTTCATTCAGCCTCATCATGAGATTGCTGAATTTTATTTTGGTAACATCGACGTGCGTCACCATCTCTGTCGTCAGCCTGATCCTGAAATGGCTACTCGAGATTTGGCGAATAGATACTATACACAACTGAGTCAACTCGATCTTGCCAAGGTCTATGCATACGAGTTGCTTCCTATCGAGCACGAATCCCGAGTCCTTCCAAAGACTGGATACTATAAAGGTACTCCGTTTTATGGTTCATGGGAAGATCGCAACAGATGTCGCCTGATCTTCAAAGACGAGATGAGAAAGCTGTGTGCTCGAGGCAGTGTCAACTTCATCGAGTGGGTTGATCCACTTCTCAATGACAGAGGTGAGCTCGACTTTGAATGTATGGAAAAGCCAAAGTCTGTGCATCTCTCACGTAATTCATATCCGCACTGGCAAGGTCGTAAATGGAGCGGCCTGTCAGAAAATAAACCTGCAACTCTTGAGGACTTTTTTACATAATGAGCAAAGATAATTTTATTCCCGGTTTACCAACGAAGCATCTCATTGATTATAAATACAACGAAGGCGAATCTCTGAAGGAGATCCAGTCTTACATCGATGCTACTTACGATCAGCATTATTCCCGAAATAAATTTCAAGCAACAGAATTCATCATTGATGCTGGTCATGGAACTGGTTTCAATATCGGGAATATGATGAAATACACGCAACGATACGGTCGCAAAGGCGATCCTGCCGAATGGCGGAAAGATCTCATGAAGGTCATCCACTATGCAATTATGCAACTCCACGTCCATGACACTGAATATAAGGATTAATTATGGGTATTGAAATTAATGTTCCAATGGAAGAGCTACGCAAGCGCAAGCTCTTTATTGCCGCACCAATGTATGGCGGCCAATGCGCAGGTATGTTTACACGTTCGATCGCAGATCTCTCAGCACTCTGCACACACTATGGAATCCAAGTCAGATTCTACTTCCTCTTCAATGAATCACTGATTACTCGAGCACGTAACTACTGTGCCGACGAGTTCATGCGTTCAGGTGATACTCACTTAATGTTCATCGACTCGGACATTGGATTCAACCCTAACGACGTAATCGCTCTGCTCGCACTACAGAATCCAGATCATACACAAGACAACTACGATATCATCGCTGGTCCATATCCGAAGAAGTGCATCAGCTGGGAAAAGATCAAGCTCGCTGTCGATAAGGGTATGGCTGACGAGAATCCAAACGATCTTGAAAAGTTTGTCGGCGACTACGTCTTCAATCCGACAGGTGAAACTCGTGAAATTCCTCTCGGTCAACCAGTCGAAGTGCTCGAATCTGGTACAGGTTTTATGATGATTCGCCGTAACACTTTCGAGAAATTCCAAGAAGCATATCCTCAGCAGTTCTACAAGCCAGATCACGTTCGCACAGAACACTTTGATGGCAGTCGCGAGATCATGGCTTACTTCGATACGCCTATCGATCATAAGCGTACGAATATCAATGCCGAGCTTGAAGAATATTTGAAAAAGAATCCAAAAGCAAAAGCGAAAGATATTGTAGACTTTGTGAAAGATCCGAACAATGGTTTGATCAAAGATTACTCGAAGCGCTATCTCTCTGAGGACTATATGTTCTGTCAGTGGGTTCGCAACGCTGGTATGCATGTATGGCTATGCCCGTGGATGGAACTGAAGCACGTTGGTTCGTATGTATTCGGTGGTTCTCTACCAGATATTGCACGTATCGGTGCTGCAGCAACTGCAGATCCTTCTGCACTTGGTAAAAACAAATAAGTGTACAATTAATACAAACCTTGGTATATTGAATATTCCGAACATATGGAGATTTATTATGAAATTAGATAATGATACGTTGCAAGTACTCAAGAACTTCTCGGCTATTAACAAGAACATCATGTTCAAGCCTGGAAATGTGATCCGTACTATTTCGAGTACAAAATCTGTTCTTGCGAAAGCAACAATTAAACAAGAATTCGACAAGGGTTTTGCCGTATACGACCTCTCACGGTTTATCGGTACTCTTTCCTTGTTTAATGATCCTGAGATTGAAATCAAGGATTCGTACGTCGAACTCATCGAAGGCAACAACAAGTTTCAGTACGCTGTCACTGATCCTTCGCTGATCATCGTTCCGCCAGATCGTGAGATTGAATTGCCGAATCCTGAAGTCAACTGCTTGATTTCTGAAGAAACACTCAATCGAGTGATGAAGGCTCTGGCAGTTTCTCAGCTTCCTCATATCGCCATCGTCGGTAAGAACGGCAAGATCTTGCTTCAGGCAATTGATGCTGAAGGCAAGACGAACGACACTTACAGTGTTGAGGTTGGTGAAACTGAAGCTCGCTTCCGCATGGTATTCCGTTCGGATTGTATGAAGTTGATTCCAGGTTCTTATGACGTATCGATCTCTTCGAAGGGCCTCAGCCACTGGAAGGGTGCAACAGTAGAATATTGGATTGCTGTTGAATCCAACTCCTCGTTCGAGGCTTAATTGTGAATGCTGGTCACTAAGCCAGAGTCCGTGGATTTACGAACATCGCGACGGACACCTTTTTTGTGACGGAGATATATTATGCTTGAAGATTTTTTGTGGGTCGAGAAGTATCGCCCGAAGACCGTGTCCGACACTATCCTGACTGACGAACTCAAGAAGACATTTCAACAGTTCGTAGATCAGAAGAACATTCCTAATCTCATTCTCTCTGGCACCGCAGGCGTTGGTAAGACGACTGTGGCTAAAGCCATGTGTGAAGAGCTTGGATGTGACTACATCGTTATCAACGGCTCGATGAATGGTAACATCGACATGCTGCGTAACGACATCTCTCAGTTTGCTAGCTCTGTGTCTCTGATGGGTGGCAGAAAGATGGTCATCCTCGATGAGGCCGACTATCTGAATCCACAGTCCACTCAGCCAGCTCTACGTAACTTTATGGAGGAATTCAGTGCAAACTGTGGATTCATTCTTACTTGTAATTTTGTCGATCGGATTATTGAGCCGCTCCATTCTCGATGCTCGGTTATCAAATTTAAGATTCCTAAGTCAGAACTCCCATCTCTTGCCAAACAATTTATGCAAAGAGTATGTGGAATCCTCGAGACTGAATCGGTTTCTTATGAAAAAGCGGTCGTTGCTGAAGTCATCAAGACACACTTTCCAGATTGGCGCCGTGTTATTAA